GTGATCACGAGATCGCCGGAGTGGTGGCAGCCAACAACTTCCTGGCTCTCACCAATCCAACGGGGAGTGGCAAGCTCATCCTCATCGCTGGCGTATTCATCAGTTCCGTCACGGTTGGCGCCGTGGCCACGGTGGAGCCACTACGTGGCTACCTGGCAACCAGCGTCAGTGGGGGAACTTTAGAGTCATCCAGCATTATCGCCAAGATTCGCAGCACCATGCCGAATCCCGTGGCGCAGATCAGGACCGACAATCCAACCGCTACGCTCGGTGCTGCCTGGTTCAACTCTCCGTCGCTTCAGGCGACGGGAGCTTCGACTTCGTCCTTCATCCACCAGGTCCCAGCGACTATCGCCGCCGGAACTCTGACCCTTCTACCCGGCGAGAGTACGGTACTACGTACCGAGTCCGGCGACGTAGACACGCGCTGGAACATCTCCATTGCGTGGTCCGAAATCTAAGGAGCATTCGTGGCAGTCACGTTCGCACAGCTTGTAGACCGCACGAAGCAGCAGCTTCTCGGCTACACGAAGGATCAGGCTTCGGTGTCCTACCTGACGTCGCCCGCGACTGCTGCGGACACCACTCTCTTCGTCGATCCTGAGACCGTGACCAACCTGAGTCGTGGCCTCATCGAGATCGACGACGAGATGATCCTCGTCAAGAAGTATGACCGAAGCGTCGGGTCTGTCACCGTAATGGGCGAGACCACTGGGCGCGGGGTGGACGGCACTACTGCCGCCACTCACGCCGTCAATGCTCTGGTCACCAACGACCCCCGCTTCCCTAGGCAGCGCATCAAGGAAGCCATCAACGACACCATCCTCGGCATGTACCCAGACCTCTGGGTGTTCGCTCAGGAGGAGTTCCCTTACGTCGCGGCAAGGTACGAGTACCCAATCTCCGCCCTGGCTGACGATGTGTACAAGGTTGTCATCAACACCATCGGCCCATCCGGTGTGTGGTTCCCAGCCCAGCAGTGGCGCTTCAACCCGATGGCATCCACTACTGTCGGGCAGGTCAAGCCAACTCCCGCCCCGACCGGCAAGACTCTCCAGATCTACGACCGCATCGTTCCTGGAAGGAACGTGCGCGTGAGCTACACCAAGGGACCTAGCGCCCTGGTCAACAACGCCGATGACTTCGCCACTACCACAGGGTTCCCTGAGAGGTACGTGGACATGGTCACCTATGGCGCAGCCTGGAGGCTGCTGCCATCGTACGAGGCTGGCCGTCTTCAGCAGTCCTCCATCGAGGCAACCGAGCGAGCACCGCTCGTTCCCACCAGTGCGGCATCTTCTGCCTCGCAGTTCTTCCTGGCTCTCTACACCAAGAGGCTGAACGAGGAGCGAACCAGGCTCCAGAGGCTGTACGACTCCTACCAGACTTTTAACTCTTGACTCGGTTCTCGCCTCGCAGGATCCTGCTTACATGAGATTGGGCCATTCCCATCCTGTCGGCAATTTTCTGCTGGGTGAGGCCGGAGAGTCGGAGGGAAAACACTTCCCCCACCTGATCATTGGTGAACTTAGCTCGCCCATGTTCCTCATTGGTCAGCCATCGACCGCGACCCCGAAGGTCGCGATCCCTGTTGTTGTCCGCCATGGTTCCATCCTCAAGGTGGCCAGGGTTAACGCACACCCTGTTGTCGCAGCTATGCCGACAGACCTCCGGCCAGTAACCATTCCACAGGAAGAAGGATAGACGATGCGCGAGGATGCGCTTCTTGTCTCGGCGAAGTTCGCCGTATCCGGTCTTGTGCTTAGCGCCGGACCATTCCCAGCAACCGGCATCGGTGATGACAGTGCGGGACCTGATGTAGCTCTTGGTGAGCGGCTTCTTGTTCATGCTCCAATCGTACCATACTTCAACGGATAAGGAGAGCCATGACCGTCCGTTTCTACAGCAGCACCGCTGCTGAGACTACGCTGAGTGGTACCATCAACAGCTCTGCCACCAGCATCACCATCGGCTCCGCCGTAGGTCTCCCCGCCTCTGTTCCATTCACCCTGGCTCTCGACTACGAGAGTGCAAGTGAGGAGCTGGTAGAGGTAACCCTTCTGGCCGGTACTACCGCCACCGTGACAAGGGCTATAGATGGAACCTCGGCGACCAGCCACACGGCTGGCGCCAGGGTCAGGC